TTGCATACCGGGTGGGTTTGATTGTACTGGACTCAGATTGATCCTGACAAATTGTGGTCGTGCTATAGGAACAGGCTCCCCGACAACATGTTCATGTAATCCCATATCATTTGTATGGAATCTTTCTTTTACTGTGGGATGCTGTTCTGGAAATACTACGATATCAATTACAGGGGTGCCATGAGACCATGCAAATGCGATAAGACCGTAATTGGAGAAAAATTTTTGTTGGGAAGGGATTGTCCTCTATGCTGGTTTGCATGGAATAGTGAAGCACATCAGGAACTATGGGACTTCCATCCAAAAACAGGAATAGTTGGATGTTTACACAGAGGAGATCCGACTGGAGAGGAAGTAGATTGTCCTGGTTGTAATGGAAGGGTAAGGATAAAAATATATTCTTGTGACCTGCATGGCAAATGTACTTTATCCAAAGAAACTCCTGGAGTTAAACGGTGTTCAACTTGCCATGATTACAGGACGTGATTGTTATGAGGATAGTTATGAATGCTAGGAAGATCCACGCGAGACAAAACTATGATTAACTCTGTTTCTCTTTTGTCTGGACAGGTAGGATCTGGAACAATTGGCAACAGTGCCGTTGTCTCCGGCTCCATCGCATCCGGACAGGTGGTATTCCCAGCCTTTGGTTCTGGAGCAATTAGATCCGGAAACATTGCTTCCGGACAACTGGGGACAAGTCATTTCTCCTCTGGATCTATTCAACTCAATCAGATCGGATCTGGGGCGGTCATATCTGGAAATATTGCTTCTGGACAGATCGGATCTCCTCACATAGCCTCCGGGGGAGTTCTTAGTGGAAACATTGCTTCTGGACAGATTGGTGGGAATCATCTTTCGTCTGGAGCAATTGGAGTCAATCAGGTTGGCAGCGGAGCGGTGCTAAGTGGAAACATTGCTTCTGGACAGATAACTACCCTCCATGTTGGATCTGGAGGGTTTCTCTCCGGAGCATTTGGATCTGGCCAGATTGGCGGCGATCATCTGGCCAGCCAGTCCGTTAAGTCCGGGAATATTCAATCAGGAAGTATATTTGCGCTCCACATATCCTCCGGTGGTCTTGGATCTGGTGCCATTGGATCTGGTCAAATCGGATCGATCCATTTGGCATCTGGTCTTATTGGCAACTCTTCCGGGACCATCGGATCGGGATTGCTAGGAAATGGAGCCGTTGTTTCCGGTTCCATCGCATCCGGACAGGTCTTTACTCTGCACATAGCCTCTGGTGGTCTTGGATCTGGTGCCATTGGATCTGGCCAGATCTCCAAATTCCATTTAATATCTGGAGTAATTGTCAGTGGGTACATTGGGGACACAGCAGTAGTTTCTGGAAGCCTTGCCAGCGGGATAATCTTCCGTTTTCACATGGCGTCGGGGGCGGTGGTTTCTGGTCTGATTGGCGACAATGCGGTTGCTTCTGGGCAAGTGACTTCTGGAGTCCTGCGGGATGTTCACATAGCTTCTGGTGGACTAGGTTCCGGTTCTATTAGTAGCGGATCTCTGGGAACAGTCCATTTCGTCAGCGGAGGAACTCTCCCGGCATCTGGATCTATCCAGAGATTTGAAATGGGGTCTGGAGCAATCCACTCTGGACATATCAACAGCGGCGCTGTGATAGGCGAGAGAGGCGGGGCCTGTCGGACCATTGCTTCTGGAACCATTGGTCCGCTGGACCTGGCCAGCGGAGCAGTCCTTTCCGGGGCAATTGCTTCTGGACAGATTAGTTTGTTCCACCTAGCTTCTGGCGTGGTGTCCGGTCTACAGGTGATCCAGTCTGGGGACATCGCTTCTGGATCTCTTTCTCACCCCATGTTTGCTGATGGAGCAATCCTGTCTGGAGATATTGCCTCCGGTGTGGTGAGTCTGTACCATCTGTCCTCTGGTACGGTAAACAGCGGGCACATAGGGAACAATGCGGTTGTCTCCGGATCTATTGCCTCTGGACAGGTTCATTTGTTTGCCTTGGCAAACAATAGTGTTACCAGTGGTCAGATTGCTTCTGGTCAAATCGCCACATATCATTTCGGCTCAGGCGCTACCGTTGCTCTGGCGCAGGGAGTGGTTCCTTTCTATAGTGGGAGCATTGCTACCATTATTACAGAGGAGATCATTTCCGGAGTTCGTGCTGTTTGTATTAGCCCATCTGGAAGATTGCAGATTGCTATGGCAGCCGTGTCTGGTCGTATGCCCGCTGTAGGGGTTGTCAGTGATAATGTTCTGAGTGGACTTCAGGCTAATGTTCAGATGTTTGGTCCATTGCAATTCTCTTCTGGGCTTGGTAATTTCTCCGGCTTCTTGGGAAGAAAGTTGTTTGTGGGCAGGTCAGGAAATATCACTCAGATCAGTGGCTCTTGGGGATCTGGTGGATGGGCTTCTGGAGACATTGGTCAGGGGATAGGCGTGGCTTGGAATAGTGGTGGAGTCTCGTTGCAAATTGGATCCGTCACTTGGTCCGGAGGGCCTTTGGGTATCCCTGTGGGGTTCGGTTTCTAGTAGTGGAGACAGCAATGCCAAAGCGCAGGCGAGTCGTTCCCGAAGAAACAAAAGTAAAAAGGAGAGGGGTAGAAAAGGAAATTCGCAACGTGGTGGTTATCAGCGATACTCATGTGGGGTGTAAGTTAGCCCTGTGTCATCCGGATGGGGCGGAACTGGACGATGGAGGAAGTTATTATCCGTCCAAGATTCAGAGGGAGATCTGGAATTGCTGGGAGGAGTTTTGGGGAGAGTGGGTTCCCAAAACAACTCACGGAGAGCCGTTTGTTGTGGTTCACAACGGAGACTGCATAGAAGGATGTCATCACCAGGCTACTACTCCGTGGTCCAATAATCTTTCCGATCAGACCAACCATGCCTATAAAATACTGAAGCCGATCGTAGAGATGTGTGAAGGCAGATATTTCCACATCAGAGGTACAGAGGCACATGTAGGTAAAAGCGCCAGGGAAGCAGAAGATCTGGCAAGGAGATTGGGGGCAATTCCTAACGAGGAGGGACAGCATTCCAGGTGGGACTTGTGGCTCAGGGTCTCTGGGAAACTGTGTAACTTCCTTCACCACATAGGAACCACCACTTCAGCACAGCACGAAGCCAGTGCTGTGAATGCAGAACTGGCTGCAATTTATGCAGAATCTGGAAGATGGATGGAAGAGCCTCCCATGGTAGTGGTAAGAAGCCACCGTCATGCTAACATAGAAGTTAGATTGGCATGCAACGATGGATACGCCACAGTATTTGTTACATCTGCTTGGCAGTTGAAAACTCCCCATGCTTGGAGGATTGCTGGGGCCAGAAACAAGGGACCACAATTGGGCGGAAGCCTGATTCGTGCTGGGGATGAGGAAACGCACACTAGACACTTTGTAAGGAAACTGGGCAGATCAAAAGAGGTTTCACTGGAATGAGCAATACTCTCCGTGTTAGTTTTGATGAGTGGATTGCTGAAATAGAAAAACTAGAAAGAAGAAGTGAAATCAAGGATGCGTTTACTTGTTCTGAAATATGCTTGGCGCTGAGAAGAAGTCCCAAATGGATACAAGGGAAACTGCGTTTGGGAATTCAAGAAGGTAGAATAGAAGTGGTCAGGAAACGCCTTCGAGATATTTCAGGAAGGAATGTTATGGTTCCAGCCTACCGCTTGGTAAAATCCAAGGGGAAGAAAAATGGCAAATGAGATCCAGTTTAGCCACGAGGCCGGAAAGACCTGCTATGCGTTGATTCGTAATCAGACCAGCGGGTATATCTGGAGTACGTCTGGCGGCACCGGCGGCTTCGAGGCATACACCACTGGTAACTATGCAGACTACAAGATCAATGTAACTGAGCAGGGAACGCAATCTGCTTTCTATGCAGGGAACATACCATCTGCCATGCCTGCTGGGGTACTCGCTATTGTTGGAAAGGAACAAATTGGAGGATCAGCAGCAGAAACAGATCCTACTGTGGCTGTGGGCACCGAGAACTGGAATGGATCTATAATTGTTCCTCTGTCGAACCTAGCCACCTCCGGACAGGTCGGACAGGCTCTCCCTCTCCGATTGGCTAGAGGAACTATGATTCAAAACTTCCCCATATACTTCAAGTCCTCTGCCGATCACGTTACTCCTCTCACCAGCGGCGTTGTCAGTGGACAGATCAGTCGTGACGGAGGATCTTTTGGGGCATTGCAATCGGGTGCTTTTACCGAAATAGGACTGGGCTGGTACAATTTGCAAGCACTTACATCTGGAGATACAGCAGCGAATACTATAAGATTGCATTTCACTGCTGTAGGAATTTCTGGAGGATCTGCCGATCCTGTTCCTCTTTCCTTCATTCTCCAGAGGGTTAGTGGACAAATATAACCACTGGTAGTGGACATAAGCCAACTCGTGGTTGGAACCACTTATGTTGCTGGGACTACCAGTGGTTTAATACAAAGTGTCAAGGAGAGAACATGTCTATTTCTCTTCCACTCAGGATTGATTTTGGAACTTCTTCTTCTCCAGTCGAAGCCGACTACACAAAATTCGGCGCAAGCTCCTATTCTTCTACGAGAGGATTTGGTTGGCTTTCTCCTATGGGTTTGGCTGTAGTAGACACTCTTTTCACAGATCCAGTCCTGCGCGATTGTGTCCGTGGCACTTCTGGAACTTTCAGGATAGACGTACCGGATGGGACATACTTGATTACTATCCAGATGATCGATCCCAGACAAAGATCAGACAAGATTGAGGTTACTCTAGGAGGATCTACCTTCAATTTCGATCAAATGCTTCAGGCACAGACCATTCAAAAGGAAGTGGTTTCTGCTGGTGGGTTCTTTACCATCCAGTTTCAGGCGACTGGACCAGCCACTCCATATTTTGGCGTGGCTTCTATCACAGTAGAAAGTGAAACGACCCCCCCTCCTCCGCTAATCGTAGATGCTGGAATGAGTATAGCTTCTGATCAGCATTCGGTTACGTTTACTCCAAACATATCTGGGGGGGTTCCTCCTCTGGTAGAAACGTGGGATTATGGAGACGGCTCTCCGGTTGGAACATCCAGAACCCACAACTATGCGAATGGAACATACATAGCGGTTTTGGTAGTTGTTGATTCGGTAGGGCAAACAGCGACTGATTCTGTGCTGGTTACAGTAAACCACGAGCACGAGCATCCTCCTCCCGACCCAACGGCTTTCGTTGTTACCAGGCACGAAAACATTCCAGACTTTGCCTACGGTTCTGGGTTCGAAACAGTCAAGGACGGCAACTGGCACGACCCTTCTGTATGGTCCACTGGTACTGTTCCTGGTGCCAGCGACAAGGTAAATGTGAAGCACGTAATTTCCCTGGATCAACTGGGGGTGTGCCATTCCGTCACAGTCCACACAGGAGCCAAGCTGGATCAGGAAGGATCTCAACTGTCCTTTGTTAACTTCCTGGTCCGTCCGGGTGGTACGCACCGGGCAAATGGAGCCTTCCGTTTGGTGGTCAGGAATATACAGGCAACTGATGCCGACCGACTGGGAACTGGGTACATTAGTTTAGGTGAAACAGATTGGGTTGGATCCAGACAAATCACTCATACCTGGAGTAGACTTACTCACGAGATTTATTCTGGAATGACTACCATCCATCTGGAAACTCCATGTCCAGACTGGAAGGTTGGAGACGAGATTATAATTCCAGACACTCGACAGGTTGGGTTGTCCGGTCCGTGGGGGGCCGACGCTGTATTGCACAATGAGTACGCCACCATCTCTTCAATTTCTGTGGACGGGAAGACAGTTACTCTGTCCGCCCCAGTGCAGTACGATCATCCAGGAGCTTGGGGTTATGACACCAAGGCTCTCCAGTGGTCAGTGATCAATGGACTGGTGAAAGTTGCTGGGTGGGACGGTAGTTCTCTTCGCAATGGTATTCAATTGCACTTCGTTCCGGCGGTGGCAAACATTACACGAGAAGCCAAGGTTTTCTCCGAAGACTCGAACGGAACTCGCGGCCATGTGATGTTTGTAGGTCATGGTGTTTCTGTTCAGATTCGCAATGTCCGTTTCGAGGGACTTGGTAGATACAGAGAAGATGCTACCAATCCGGATCACAAGGGCAGATATGGATTGCATTTCCATCATGCCCACTCTTCTAGCCTGATAGTTGATCGTTGTGCCATTATCGGCGGGTATTCCAGAACCATTGATCAGAGATATGGCATAACCCTGCATGGAGTGTGTGATTCCCAGATAACCAACAACGTGGTGTGGAACTGGAGAGGCTCTGGAATATGGACAGAGGTTTCTACTCATCATGCGGAATGGCTTCCAGAAGCACCAATTCGGAACCTGATTACTGGCAACTGGGTAGCCAATATATGGGGTCCGGAGGCTGGACCAGAATCGATCTCTCAGCGCGCTGAGAATGGTGATGGTTTTGAGGGAGCCGGTATCTGGCTTGCTACCACGGATGATATTGTCCAATACAACTGGATTGCCTGCTGTACGGTAGCCATAGGTGAGTTTGTCGGATGGTATGGTGGATATGGAGCCCTGCATGTTGCTACCAATCCAGGAGATGATCCTTATACCACCGGCGCTTTCTATAACACCATTGCCAAACCACAAAACGGTCTTGGCTTTAATGAGATGGTAGCCTGCACCAGTGGATGGGTTCCGTGGAACATCGGAGCTTATGGATCTGGCGGACCCCCTTACTGGCAAAATCCAGGAGAGAGCGTCGTCAAGGGACAGGTAGGTTGGAATCTGAATAGAGAGCATACATTCTATTATGTGTGCCAGAACATAACTCAGATCGGCGCAATTTTCCGTGGCAACATCAGCCAACGATCTCAAGGAGGAATGATCGAGGGGGACTATCGTCAGAAGGATCTAAAACTGGATCATTGTGACATTCAGGGAGCAACCGTAGGCTTCGATAGTTTCCCCGGATGTGCCAATACAGAACTGGTTGATTGTGATTTCCAGAACAATACTTACGCCATGATCTGGACCTGTCGCAACGCTCACGGAGTCCCCACCGAAGACAGCGGCAGATCGATCCGACTGTATGGTTGTGAGTTTGCTAACAATGATGTAGACATTCAGGTAGAGTGGACAGATTTCCCATCGCTCTTTGCTTCTGATAAACTATATTTGTTCAACCACCAGAGGGTGGTAGGAATCAACTATCAGGTGTTCCGAAATAATCAGAGAGGAGATTTCGTTCCTCCTTCTGCTCATACAGAATTTGGAACACACTTCATGGGATCCCCGGAAGTAGGAAAGACCAACGCAGAGTTGTATTCCTCTTGGGAGTGGAAGTGGGACTATGGAGAGCCTGTTCCCACATATAGATCTCCCAAGCAGGGAGGAGATGGATGGCTACCTGCATGTGTCGGAGCAGAGTTACTTCCCGATGGGGCAGTTAGTCTTTCCGTGGTGATTGGTGGGAAGGTAAAGCAAATTTAGAGGAGAAAGATCATGCCTCTTTCGTCTGCGCAGCTAGCCACTCTTAAGGCTGATATTCTGGCCGACCCAGTTTTGTCAGCAGAACCAAATACTGGAGACGGCAATTTTAACATCGCTCTTGCATACAATCTTGCTGCCTCTCCCGATTTTTGGGTATGGAGGTCTCGGGTGAGCAAGGCCGAGTATATCATGAGCACATCTCCAGACGGGACCACGTTCAACTGGACAGGCGCTGGGTTTATCACAAGATCTCAGGGGGAAAGAGACGCCTGGAGAGAATTGTTCGACGCTCAGGGGAATGCCAATCCTTCTTTGGCTAACGTCCGCCAGGCTTTCCTAGATATATTTTCTGGAGGAACTGCTCCAGCGCCTGCCAACAGAGCACATCTAGCAGCAGTGTCTCGACGCAAGGCAACTCGTGGTGAGAAGTTGTTTGCTACTGGCACCGGATCGACTGCCTCTCCAGCTACCATGGGATTCGAGGGGATGATCGTTGTCACGGATGTTCAGAACGCGAGGAACCTGCCGTGATTCTTGGTTGTATCAAACTGATTGCCCTTTGTCATACCTGTGCCAGAAAGCATCGGATCGAATTCGATGTGTCTCGTGGTCCGGGAAATGCTTTCTCGGACTGGTATGTCAAACACCCAGGCCACAAGATTGAATTTCGTTGGCCCGGACGAACGCAAAAGCACACAAAGCGATTCCGATCTTGGATGGAATTTACTGACAATGCGGATGTGAAGGTCGCATACGCATCGAGTGCTGCATACACAATTACCCTCGCTTCCTTGGCCACGTCTGCTACCAGGACAGCCGGCCGCGAAGGCACCTCCGTTAGCAACACGACGAACCTGTACCTCGACTACCTGGCGGGCGGGAAGATCACGACCGGCACATCCCCCACAGCGTCGAAGCAGATCGACTGGTGGATGTACGGCAGCGTGGATGACACGCCCACCTACCCCGATGTCTTCGACGGAACGGATTCTGCCGAGACGGCGACGAGCGCCGACATCCTCGCGGCAGCGTTGGCGTTCTTTGGGTCGGTGCTGACGGACTCGACAAGCGACCGAACGTACTGGTTCAAGCCGACTTCGGTGGCGGCTGCGTTCGGCGGTTCTCTGCCGAAGAACCACGGTCCGTTCATCGCTCACGATACGGGTGTGAATCTGAACTCGACGGGCAGCAACCACACGCTGAGTTACACTGGATTATTCGCAACGGTGGCCTGATGTTAAGCGTCATTGATAGACCGAGATCGACGCGCCCGAGCTGGCCGTTCACGCTGAATACGGGCAGTCCGCAGGCGAAGGGGCTCGTTGCCTGCTGGCCGATGCTTCGGATCGGAAAATCGCTGAATGAGCTGGTGATGGGATACTTCGGTAGTCTCACTGGGCCTACGGGGCACGGGACTCCGGGTTTTGGCTTTGTATCATACTTCGACGGCACTGACGACTACGGGATGGTGCCTCATAATACGCAGTTCACTCTCGGGTCCAACTTCACGTACTCTATCTGGGTGTGCCCGCATTCGGTTGACAGCAATCGCCAAATCGTCACGAAGGGCCCCGATGGAGCGGAGCAATTCGAGTTTATCATCGGCGACTCGGTGTTATATTGTACTGTCACATTCACTACGGCTGGCCGTATATACATATACTCCGCCGGACCGCCAGATGTAAACAAATGGACGCTGCTCACGGGCACCTACGATGGAACGACGTTTCGTTTGTACTTCAACGGCGTCGAACAGGCAAACACCACGGTCAGCGGCGACTCGATGGTCGAACAGTCGAATGACATTTATTTCGGCGCGGAGGACACTGGGAACGCGCGGTATTACCACGGCCTGATGACTGATTTTCGCCTATACCGGCGATGTTTCAGCCCGCAGGAGATATGGGCGCTGTACAACCCGGCAACTCGTTGGGATCTGTACCGACAGCCTCGCAAGCTATGGATAAATTCTACTGCTGCTCCTGCCACGGCCCTATTCAATGCCGGTTGGGCAAAATATCCACAGGTTGTGGGAGTGGGAGTGATTTAAAATGATACTCGATTGTTCGCAAAGAATCACTGTGGATGGGGCTATCGTTTTCCCAGACTGGAATTTCTCTTCCAATGCAGATCAAGGTCCGTCTCCTACAGGTCCAGTACATAAGGAAATTGTAGTCCTTCGAGGGACCAACATTGGATCTACCTTTCGTGCTGGTGGCATAATAGACGATCCAGAGCCATGATGTGTTGACTCCAATTTGTAGTAATAATATAATGTAATATTGAATGGCGAGCCTTCGCCGTTTTTATTAGAGGAGGATAATAAGATCTGTTATGGGGGTAGCCATATTCAATCTTCCAAACGATCACAAGGAAACCCTGATGAAACTGTCAGAAAAGACAGGACTTACTCTGTCGGAGCACCTCCGCAGAATGGTGGTTTCCTATCAACCGATAATGGAGAAAGCACTGAGCGGGGCGATGGTGGTGGGAGTAGAGGTACATACCACTTCCGGCAGCGTCTGGATCGGAAGGGGGTATTAGCATGGCTGGGGCATGGGAGATACGAGACTCAAATCTGGTAGTCTGCGGCATTCTTCATACTGAAGTGACCACAATGGCCTGGTCTCTGGGGTTCCGAAATCTGCAAATTCCAGGTCCAGTCCTTCCTCTTACTGGAATGCCGTTTGATCATGCCAGAAACGTCGCCTGCCAGAAGGCTCTCGAAATCGGGGCACAATATATCTTCTTTCTCGACAGTGACGTGGTTCCTCCCCATGATGCTATTTATAGGCTGATTTCTCATCGACAGCCAATTATCAGCGGGGTATATTGCCGCCGAAGTCCTCCTGTGGCAGTGCCGGTATTGATCAGAAATGGAACATGGTTCACTGTTCCTCCGAATTCAGGGATAGTAGAAATAGATCTGGTTGGCGCTGGTTGTCTTCTGATACATCGATCCCTTCTTGAAAGCCTCCCCCCACAGAGACCGGGGAAGAGGTGGTTTGATTGGAGAGTGGACATGCAGGGCATTCTTCCCCCCGGAGAATGTCTGAGTGAAGACTTTACCTACTGTCAGCATGTAAGAAGACACGGACACAAGGTACTGTGTGATACTTCAATCCAGTGCAGGCACATTGGCTATGGTGAGGCTACTTACGGACAATTCAAACCTCTGGAGACCATTCCGGTAACATGACGAGTCATGACAAGAAGATGCGAGCATTTAACATGGGAAGTGATGCTCGCCTGGCTGGCAAGTCCATGGATCGAAATCCTTATGTGGAAAGGAGTCACTCATGGAAATACTGGAACATGGGGTGGAGAGACGTAAATAAAAATTGGGGAGCATGGGCTAAATGGCCAGTGAAGAATCTTCCTGAAGTAGAGGAATAATTCATGTGGTGGTACTGGGTTCTGTTTTGTTCTTGGCCTGCATTTTCGATCCTTTCCTATTTTTCTCTGAGGATGTTCTTTAAAACAATTTGCCCTCGCTGGACCAAGGGAGATAGAAGGGCAACGATTGCCTTATCAATTCCAGGCCCCATATCTTTCGTAGCAACGCTCGCTTGCTTTATTTGTGCTTTTGTAGGTTCCATGAAAGACAACGACGACGAAGCCTCGTGGTAATTTAAAATGAAAATCTGCGTAATTTCTTCCACCATATTTCCATGCCCTCCGTCTGGTTACTCCGGACTGGAAATGATTGCCTGGCAGACGGCAGAGGGACTGGCAAGAAAGGGCCATCAGGTCACTCTGGTTGCTCCAGATGGATCCAAGTGCGATCATGCTCAAATATTCCCAACTGGTCCTGCCAAGGTACACGATGAAAAGATGGCTTATGCTGGGTACAAATTCAGGACTGGAACCAAGGTCAAGGATCAGGATGGAAACGAAATAGATGAGGAAATAATTGTTCCTCCATTCTGGCCTATTCTTGCAGATCATGATGTAATAATCGATCACAGTTGGGCAAAATATCCGTATCTCCTTAAAGAAGAAGGGGTTCTGAAAAGTCCTGTTCTTGGAGTGATGCACGCTCCAGTAAATACCATGTACAACAGACCTCCTCCGGTAGAGAAGCCTTGCATAGTCTGCATCAGTGATGACCAAAGGAATCATTACGAAGCCCTGTTTTCTCCGGGAGAAGCCAGAACCTGCCGGAACGGAATCGATCTGGACTTTTATAAACCGATGGGAATACGAAGAACAGGAAGGTTTCTGTTTCTGGCCAGGTTTTCAACCATCAAGGGACCAGACCTGGCCATCAACGCTTGCAAGAAAGCAGGAGCAGAATTGGATCTAGTTGGAGATACCAGCATAACAAACGAGCCGGACTATCTGGAACAGTGTAAAAGAATGTGTGATGGACAGAAGATCAGGATGGTTGGCCCAGCTTCTCGCGGTGAGTGTGTCTGGTGGTTCTCTCAGTCGCATGTCCTTCTGCACCCCAATCAGAGGTTTCGAGAGCCTCTTGGGCTGGCTCCTTTGGAAAGTATGGCTTGCGGAACTCCTGTAATTGCATGGCGTTACGGAGCCATGAAAGAAACAGTAAAAGAAAGAGAGACAGGCTGGTTAATTTCTTCTCTGAACGAACTTGTCGAGTGTATTAATATGGTAAAGGGAGAGAATCCAGCCGAGACCTGGCTGTGGATGAGGAACAGATGTCGGGAATGGGTTGGAGATCATTTCTCTGTGCAGAGAATGATCGATAGATACGAAGAACTCTGTATTGAAGCATTAGATACTGGAGGATGGTAATGTCTCAAAAGTTCAAAACGCATTGCAAGCCGTCCGAGTCCTATGAAGTGCTAGAAGAAACCACATGTGACATTTGTGGGAAGAAAGCACCAACTGCTGATTTAGGGGTACTTCCAAATTGGGAAGGTAGGAGAGAGTCCAATCAAATTGTATGTGGGTTTGGGTTTGCGTATGTAGAAGTCTCCATGAAATTTGATTTGTGTCCTCAATGTTTTCATCACAAACTTGTTCCGTGGCTGAAGGATCAGGGAGTAGATATCAATTCTAAAACGTATTAGGGCGCATGTGGGATGGAGGGGGGATGGTAGCATGGCAATGGTTACTTGTGACAGATGTGGCAAGACGTTTGGCAGGCAGGTGATCCTTTCGTCCGGTGGATACACCACGATAGGAGCAGTTTGTCCGTACTGTGGTCATTATCGACCAGATCCAGTAAAGCACGGAAGCGATAATAGATATGTAATCGAAAAGAAAGGAAATCCTTTTTACAAGGACGATCCCTATTGTTAAGAGAGTGGTTAATCATGGATCCATTTACAGTTTTCATGGTCACTGTTCCGATCTTGGCAGTTGGACTAATAATTCTGCTGCACATTCTCTCAGGTGAAGAGGAAGAGTAGTGTCCTTCTTGTACATAACCGCAGATAAAGTGGGTTCTCCTTCTGGAGGAGGGGCAGTTACCTTTCATGAGTCCGAAGCCATGAAAGGTGTAGGAGACACTACTGTCCTGGACAGAACAGTAATACAAAGCGCCAGAAAGATAGAATCAGATCCATGGGGATGGGACGATGCAATTTCGGAATGCTCCATATCTGGAGAGGATCTGAGCAAGATCAGGATTGCTCATTTTTATGCAGGCACCTTTACCAAGACGGTCAGGAAGTTGAAATCTTGTGGAACGAAGATTACCTATACTGCGGCGGCTCACGATGTACAGGAAAGCAAAAAAGCACACGAAGAACTCGGATTATCCTACAACTATCCGCATCTCACCGATCCAGAATTGTGGAAGAGATATGTTGGTGGATATCTCGACGCCGATGTACTCATATGTCCATCCCAACATTCCGCTAATGTCATGCGAAACTTCGGTGCAACAAACGAGATTGTCGTCATTCCCCACGGTGTTATCCTCCCAGACAGGACAGTTCGTCCTCCCAGAAACTTCACTGTCGGCTATCTCGGAGCGATTGGTCCGGATAAGGGAATCCGATACTTATTGGAAGCATGGGCGAAACTAGGATACCACGATGGATCTAGATTGATTCTTGGAGGAGCCCACACAATTCCGGGGACTACTTCTTTTCAATGGCTAAGCAGCATGGTTTCCGCTTTTCTTGGGAACCAAGCATATACAGTAGGGTATACGGGTTGGGTAGAAAACGTATCAGATTTTTACAACTCGATTTCCTTATATGTGCAATCTAGTGTTAGCGAGGGTTTTGGAATTGAGATCCTAGAATCAATGGCTCACAATCGTCCAGTATTGTGTTCTACCGGGGCTGGGGCAGTAGATCTGGTTCCAGAGTGGTACAGATTTCCAGCCAAAGATGTTAATAGTCTTGCTGAAAAGATTGAAGTGCTAAAACACAAACAATTGGAAATGGACGATCCTTCGTGGACGGAAATAGCCAGGAGATTCACATGGGACAAGATCAGATTGGAATACCAGAAGGTATGGAGGAACCTGCTGTGAGAACTAGCATTGTCAGTCCTGACGAAGTTATTAACAGAATTGCCAAAGACGAAGAAATCTTCTTTCAGGAGTCCATCACAAGAATCAATATGATTCTCGATGCGGCGCAGGAATTCCCTGTAACTATAAAAGAATCTGATCTCGGTCCTACCAAAAGAGTTCGTCAGAGAATATTGGAACGAATTAAGTATGTTGGGTGGTTCTGCAACTCCAGAGCAAGCAAGGAAGACTCTCGATACTGGGTATATGAGATATCTCCTCTGGACAAGAAAGGAGACAGGAAATGAGGAATGTAGGAGTTAGATTCCTCCTTCATGGAGGAGTCTATGTTGATGTGGTATTGCTGGAATCCGAAGCCAGAGGAATCATGGATGGGTTCCACAAGGGGACGCTGAAAGAGATCATTGGACAACCAGATCATGTACAAGGGCCGTGGGTTATCAGGACCAGTAATATCCAAGCAATTCAGATGGGACAGTTGCAGGTAAGCCACCACTCTGTTGTTCCGCAAATTGGACTGTCGGGAATTAAATAGTTTGATACGGAGAGGAGGGAGTGGAGTGGTTAATCATGATCGATCTTACACTCTGGCTCCTTCTGACAATAAAGATTAAAGAACTGGGAAACGACAACTTTCGTGTCAGGCAGAAAGCAACCGAGGAACTGGTATCTATGGGAGACTTGCCCATACCATTTCTTCGGTTGATTGCTGCCAGTCATGAAGATCCAGAGGTTCGTCATCGTGCCTCTGGAATAATATGTGATTGGTATGGATCTATCAGTCCTACTAACTATCCAGCCATTCCGTGGATAGATCAGCTTCCCAAGGAGTTTCCTGGAAGAGACGAGATTGTTTCCAAATACTTGAGCATGGTTCCCTGGACGATCGAGGATGCCATATTTCCAGAGTGGCCCAGGTACAGAACGGCTACCTACCTTATGATTCTGGATCTAATCGACTCCGGGAAAACTAGGAGAGAGGTAATCTCCATTTTGGATAGCATGGTCAAGATCGAAAAAGAGTATTGTAAAAGCAATAACATTAAACTCTTGGATGAGAAATGACAATCACCATCAAATCTGAGCCTAACCAGAGAATAATTGAACTGGGCGGGGGAGATAACCCCAATCCAGCCTGTGAAGTTAATGTGGACGTTCGACCTGGACCAAAGACCAATTTTGTAGCAGACTTTAACGAACCACTTCCGATCAATTCTGATGAGTGGGACGGAGTTTTCAGTCAGTTTGTGATCGAGCATCTATCCTGGAGGAAGGTCCGACAGTTTATCTCCGAGGTATTCCGCATTTTGAAGCCGGGAGGCAAGGCAGTCATAGTTACTGCTAACACAGAAGCGCAGATGGAATGGATCAAGAATCATCCGGAAGGGTGGGACGGTAAGTCCTTCTTTGATTCTGCTAGTTGTATCCTATTTGGAGATCAGGACTACCCCGAAAATTCTCACAAGAATTACATGTCTTTTGGAGTAGCCAAATATCTGTTCTCTAGCGCCGGGTTCGAGAACATAAAAGTTTTGGGATATGGAAACGCCATGACTGATTTGGTGATCGAAGCTACAAAACCGGGTGCGGTTAGAACCAAGGCACCAGAAGAAACAAAAAAGTCTCCACATGAAGTACACACAAATGTCTTCGGGACAAACGTATCTCCAATGGCACACCATCCAGTGCTTCCAGCAGAACCTGTCAAGCAGGAAGAATACAAACCAGATTCTCTGTTTGACAAGGCTTATTTTAATGGTGGCGGTAGGGTGGGTGGTTACGCCAGAGAGGGGTATTGGGACTATCCAGTCCACCATGTTACTGCCCAGCATATCCTGTCCAGAGATCCAAAATCGGTGTTGGAAATTGGAGCAGCCCGAGGATATATCCTCAAGAGGGTTCAGGATGCTGGAGTAATGGGGGTAGGTCTGGAAGTAAGCAAACACTGCTACATGACCAGGGTTGCAGACAGGATCATCAACCACAATATTTGCAAGACACCGTGGCCTGTTAACAATGGAGGGTATGATCTGTGTTATTCTGTCGCTACCCTGGAGCACATTCCAGAATCATACCTTCCGGCAGTGGTCAAAGAAATGCAGCGGACCTGCCGCAGGGGATTGCACGGCATAGATTTTGGAGACAAGGACGATGGATTCGACAAGACCCATTGCAGTTTGAAACCAAAATCTTTCTGGGAAGATATTTTCCGTGCCCATGCTCCTGACTGGCCAGTAGAAATAGTAGACAAGGAAGAACTGGAGAGGGGGACGATCCCAACCGAAATTCTCCATGGAGATGGAAAGATCAAACTGAATATTGGATCTTTCACAACCATGTTCCATCATGGATGGGAGAATATCGACGTACACGATCTATACGGTTTTGCTCAGCAGCACGGATACAAGTATCGCAGACACGATATTCGACAGGGGATCCCATACGGAACTGGAGTAGTGGATCTGATCTTCTGTTGTCACATGCTGGAGCACCTGACGTATCAGGAAGGGATCGCATTCCTGAGAGAATGCCGCAGGGTGATCAGACCTGGTGGAGCTATGCGGTTTATCGTTCCAGACGCCAAACTTCTCATGAGATCTTACGGACATGGTTATTTTTGGGATGTGTGTTCCAGCAAACACGATAGTCCCCCGACTCCACTGGATGACTTTGATGAGATTAACGATGGCTGCGCTGCTTCTCCAACAGACGCAGGAAAATTGTGGGCTCTCCTCCACGAAGGACACAACAGTTGCTACGACGGACACACACTGGTTAAAGCAATGGAATCTGCAATGTTCGATGCCAGAGTTGTTCCTTTCCGATCCAATTCCAAAGAGCCAGGAATAGAATGTCTGCATGATGGATTGAATCAGATCCTTTGTGAAACTCTGGATATGCTCCCATGTCTTTCTCTCTATGTGGATGCCATTCCCTTGTTGGGAGATTCTGGCAAAACACATGGATAAGTAGTTGACCTAAAATAATCGATCTAGATATTCTGTGTATAGAGGGGGCGTCCCCTCTTATGGAAGCCACAATTTCATAAGAGGGGACCAACCTTCTCGGGGATTCCCTAGAGTCTGAAGGCTCTGCCCCGGATACGCTTACGCATTTTGCGAGGTATCTGGATCATGTCTGTGACTACTCGTAGTCCTCTTCGTGTCGGCGGCGCTGTTACCTACTCTGGTGCTCCTAACACCGGGGAAGTCATGATTGCTCATGGTGGCAGTAGAACCTACACCGCTTATTCTGGTGGCCTTGCTACACTTACCTCCGGTAACGTAGCGCAGTTGACCCCAGTAAGTGCCTCTGGTGGCCACGTCGTCATCTGGTCTGGTGCTGGTAGACTCAATACAGTCTACCCCCATCAGATCATCTCCGGCGTGGCTTCCTTCTTGTATGACTCCAACGTTGTTGCTCGATCTGGCGTTGGCACCATTTCGGAATCTGGGTACACTATTCTTGGTGGAACCCCGGCGAATACCATTGGAGCTTTCGGCAATTCCCTTGGCGGTGGTCCGCTTCCCACGGTGTTTGACGTTCCGTTCGCCCACGGTCTGGCGCTTAGCCTGCCGTCAGGCGCTCCTGGTGTGACTGTGGTGTTCTCGCCGGAAATCAACCCGGCGATTGGCTAACACTCGGATAAGCAGAACCATGAAGAGCATAGTGAAGCCGTCACCGTTTATAATCGGGGCCGGTCGCGTGGTGACGGCTTCACTTCCTCCATCCAAATTATGTAATAAAAACATATCTATTCTTCTTACAAAAGGATTGGGGGATCATAAGTATTGTTCTCTGATTGTAAAGCTCCCTCCACAGGTCTCCAAATTTATCACGGATTGGTCATCGGAGCATGTGCTGGAAGATCATCTCGGTCCTAGTGGGAGAGAGCTAGATCCACACATCACTGTAAAATATGGATTTACAGATGGATCTGAAGAAACAGTTCAGAAGATCCGTGCCCTACTTGGCAGGCATGGACCAATTCAGATTCGTCTGAGAGATCTTGCTTTCTTTGCAAGAGAGAACAAGAACGGAATCCCACTGTATATCTCCGTGGACAGTCCTGAACTGGTAGATCTAAATAGATCTATTACAGAACTGTTCGATGCGGTTGACTCCTACCCAGAATATATTCCTCATGTAACGATTGCATATCTTTCCTCTCCAGAGATTGCCAGAACGTATGCTTCCGAAGGCAATCCCTTTGCTAATGTCTCCTGTGTAATTGAAGAGGCTGTCTGGTCTGACAAGAACAAAACCACGACCAGAATTCCCATGTCTTTCATGGGATCTGGATTGAATACAGCCATTGATTCTTACAAGGATCTATCCTACCTGTCTGTATCTTCTGGAGGAGCCCTGGTTCCTCCTTCTGCTTTTTCCTTGAAGAAGAAGAAGAAGGTAAAGAACCATGTTCTTCCTGTTAGCCTTCTTCGTAACAGAGCAGCACTCATAGGGAAGATCGGGACCAAAGGAGCAGGACAGCCCTGTAAGAGAGGGGAGACAGCAAAGAAGACAGGTTGCATTCCAACAGGACCAATACACAGAAGATCTACTTTCTATACTAGAAGTGTACAAGAAGGGAAGGAGGAACAGGCCAAAAGAACGGCTGCCGAGAGGAAAGAGACTAGGCCCACTAGCAAGCGTTCCAGATCTTTCCTGTCTGAATTCATAAGAATCGGCAAAACGCCGTGGAGGAAGATTCGTGCTACTGGCAAGATGACCGTTGAAGTTGAGCATGCCATCAAAGAATGGATCAAGGATAAGATCCAGGAGAACCTGACAAGGCTTCCACCAAGGGCACAGGCAACAGTTCGTGGTGCCTGGTTGGCCATAAGACTTGGTGGGAAGACTACCTTTGCCACCTACATGGCTGGACAATCTCTGGCAGAAAAGGTTTCCAAGAATCTAGGATCCACAGAAGAGGAAGCCAGAAGACTCCGAGCCATCCTGTCTATTATTGATATTGCTTCCTACAAACCAGTAGCCATTTCCATCGCTGCGCTGGTAGACCCCACCTTGGCAGTGATGGGATCCTTGATCCCTATCGGATCTCTTACCTATCTTGCCTATTCTACTGCAAGGCACCCGATCAAGACTATGCAGGCAGCACTGAGGGCAGTCAGATCTGCTGTTGAAAAGAAGGCTCTGGAGGATGGATCTTTCGATGCTGAGGAACTATCCCGATGGCTTCGGGGAGAAGACGCAGATTACAAGATGGCCTTATATTTGGCTGCCCTAGATCTGACCAAGGATGCAGGAGAAGCATTCAGTAAAGCAGTTGAATCCTATGGGATAAGAACTGGATCTACCATCAGTAACAAGAGACTCCTCCTCCTCCCTTTTGTTTGCAAGAGCATGCTTTGGGAAAGGAAGGCTCAGATTCAGCCAACTGGAGCAGAAGAGCCTGTTCAGCAAGAACCTCCTCCAGTTCAGAAGAGAAAACCTTCTGCAAAGTTGACGCCGAAGTTGCAGACACAACCAACGGCTCCAGCACAGTCTAAACCAGCACAGACACCACAAACTCCTCTGGCAGAAAAGCCGGCTAAACCAGCACAGACACCACAAACTCCTCTGGCAGAAAAGCCGGCAATTACTCCTGTTGCACAGCCAAAGCCCAAGAAAACAACTGATCCTCCTCCTGCAAAACCACAGCCAGTGCAAGAGAAGCCTCCTGTGCAACCAGAGAAACCAACTCCACAGCCGAAGAAGCAAGAACCGAAGACTACTCCGAAGGGGAAGGTTTCGGATGCCTGGAACATTCAGCCAGGACAGACTGTCTCCTATGTTTTTGGGGGGAACTATTCCAACATAAAAGTTGACAAGGTAGATAAGCCGAAGGGAAAAAATCCAGAAGGTCCAGTTGTTGTTCATGGAACTAACCAAGAAGGGAAGCCTATTTCTTTCACGGTGGATGCCAAAGACAAATATACGATCCATGAGGAGGAAGAGACTACAAAGCCAACAAAAGAGACTGTACCAGGAGATAAAAGTCCGAAGGGAGATATAGGGGAAACGATAGAGTATCTTTCTCAACACATATCTGAGCCAAAGCAAATAAGAGGACGGGTTTTGGCTGGAAAGTTGTTCAAAGGAGAAAAAATAATATCTCCGGAAGGAGAGATTGTCCAGGTTCTTTATACAGAAGAGCCTTCTATATCTTCAGAACAACCAGGCGGAGAGAATTTGGTAGAAGTTTTTTATACAGACAGATACGGAAAAACATCTTCTTTCATTATAGATAAAAGAGAGGAGATTCAACTTCCAACCAAAAAAGAAATTGGAAGAAAGATACAGCCAGGAGTAGGGAAAATCGAGGAGTCTTCTGCTAATGAAATCAAGGTAGGACAACGAATAGTTTGGCCAGAAGGATCTGGTGTCGTGGCGACTGTTGTTGGAGTTGAAAAAGACTCTGATTCTAGTTCCATTGTTGTTTTTGGAGAACTTCCAGATGGTAGAAACATAGTTACACGGATGGATGCAAAAGAGATCGTTCATACCACAGATGAGCCCATAATAGAGTGGGATGATATCCCAGAGTCATCTATATTAGAAGAAGACACAGAAGGATCTAGAACTCCATCAGATGTAAAGCAAGAGCCTGCTTACAATGTTGCAGAGGAGCAAGCAATCCTGTGGCCCCCAGGAAAGGACAGGAAAGATCAAACCATAATCCACGTTACAAACACAGAATTCAAAAACGATGGGGTACATATTTTTGGCATAAACAATGATACTGGAGAGGAGTTCCATTCCGTCATTCCGGGGAATACTAAAGTAGATATATTTTTGGGGATAGAAGAGGAGGGGATATTAGATTTCGATACTACAGAACTGGAAGGTAAAGTAGAAGAGCCAGTCCCACCTAAAATTAAACCAACTCTATACAAACCAAAAGAAGCTAAGGAATATGCTGGGACGCTGGAAGAAATAAAGAAAGTATACGGAAGTCTTAGAGAATCTCCTGAAATAGATAGAATCCGTGGATACATAATAACCGAAGAGCCAGGAGTTCCAGATGTTCGCAAGATCCTTCCTGAATCCGAAAGTCTCATGGAGACAGGAGATCAAACGGATCAGTTCAAACTAAAGAATCCTTCTCTGGATAAACAACACACAGTTTCTTATTACAAGATGATTGACGAAAATCCTGACATAGAGAAAATTTTATATACTTACACACTAGAAACGGGGTGGGACTATAATGCTAGTTTGAGAGGAGAAGGTGGAAACCAAACAATAGAAGTGTCTGTAAGAAAGGAAGCAATCTATCTAGGAAGATCTTTGCTGAAACACGCACCCGAGATAGCTCCGGGCACAATTCTTCATAGAGAGATAGCTCTAACTAGAAAAACAAAGGCAGAACTGTACCAATCAACTGGAAGGGTTTTGCAAGATCCTGGTTTTATTTCTTCCAGTACGGAAGAGATAATGGGTGGGCACCCCTCTGTTATATTCAAATATACAGCATCCAAGGGGACTCGTGGTCTTTATATTGCTCCTTTTTCTTCCTTTGGTACAGAAAAGGAGGTGTTGTTCCCACCGGGACAGAGATTTTTGATTACCAACACTGAAAAAAAGGGAGATAGACTAATAGTTCACGCCATCCTTCTCCCAACTGTGCCAGAACAATTTACACTGTAAGGAGTCATTCCTTGGAAGAAGAAAAAGTTCGAGAAGAGCCTGGGTTTGATAAACTGGTGGAATCATCTTCCAAACCCAACTGGCTAGGAAATTACAATGTAGTATCCAACCTGCTCCGCAACTTCATCAGAGATGTTTTCTCCAGGGGATTCCACGAGGATAATCTGGAAAGCAGGGCAAGAGATACAGCCAGAATACTTATTGGCATGGATCATGACTACCCAGGTCCACCGTGGTATTCTGCGCAGCAGATCGTTCCTTACATTGCCAACCTGGAGGGAATCCAGTCTGACGATCCAATAGAGGTAATAACAGGAGCCCTTCTGAACATGGTGGGGGACATACTAACCAATGTTCAGTCAGGAGAAGGTACAACTCAAGAAGAAGTGAAGGGGGTAGTAGAAGAATACACCTACAAGTTTATGGGCATAGTCTCTGCACAAGATAAATAGTTTAGAAAAACAGTTGACCTAAAATAAGCATTTCTTCTAGCATGGTAGGAGATGGAAAGAGGAGAATCTAATGCCAGAAAAGCCTACGCAGGAAGAGGTGGAGCGAAGCTTTCGTACCGCTCTTGAAGATGTAGTTTCGATCATTCGCAAACTGTCTCCATACTGTAACAAATTTGACGAGATGATCGAAATGGTAGAGCATGGGATGATCAATGACGGTCAGTTGCGATTGCTCATGCACATCATTTCGGAGAAGAAGTAGTGGAGAACGACGGCGCATTTGCCCTGTTGAATACAAGAAACCAGAGAGCAGATGGCTTTGCCTACAAGCTCAATGGTTCTCAGTATGCAATGGACTATGCTGTTCAGGATCAACTAGACATCGACGAAAAAAGGATGTCCGTCTGGATCCCTTTCGCAGATGGCAACCGCCGAGACGGAGTTGGAGATCTTTTAGAAGTTGGCGGGATCCAGACGGAACGACACCAGAGAAATCCCATAGTTCTATTTGATCACGGCAAACAAGTTACTCTGCCTATCGCTCTGGCAGAAGACAGAGATACTAGAACATACACTGTTCATATAGATCCAGTAGGTAGGAAGGCCAAGGCCAACGCCTTCTTCTACCAAGGCAAGGGGATCTCCGGAGTAACGTCTGGAGAAGAGTATGATCACGCTTTGTTCTGTGAGCAGTTGTTTGATATGATGGTCAAGGGATATATCCGTTCAGGATCTATTGGATACCAGGTTGTTGCTGCCAGAGAACTACAACCGGACTATGAAAAGGGAACTCCCAAGGGACTTCACCTTCTTGCTGTAAACATGTTGGAATGTTCGGCAGTGGTCATGCCTGCCAACATGGATACTGTAAGAAAGATGCTGGATCTACCACACTGTTGCGGCAAACCCCTGTCTCCCATGCTGATCAAGTCCCTTACCCCCTACGTTCCGGAAAGGAAGGTCCAGATGGGATATGAAAAGAAGGATTGTGTTTGTGCTGATCAGCAAAGTAAGTCTCAGAAAGCAAGTGAGTCATATATCCCTGTTTTCAGTTCGGACAATCCTGCGCAGCAGGCGATGACGCTAAGTAACTTTAGAGATTATGCTAGAGAAAGATCAGAACAGGTAAAGAAAACAAGAGGATCTTCCGCAACTAGCAAACCACCAACACAACAGCCAGCAAAGCAATCAGCACAGAGCAGTAGCCAGCCTGCAATCCGACACGGCACCAGACAGGCAGCCAGATTAGACAAGACACTTCCATCCGAAAAAATAGATCCTAAGAAAGGCAGTAGCCAGCCTGCGCAGCAACAACCAGAACAAAGCAGTAGCCGGCCTGCGCAGCAACAACCAGAACAAAGCAGCAGCCAGCCTGCAATCCGATACGGCACCAGACAGGCAGCCAGAATACACAATAGTCCATCTACAATCCGATACGGCACCAGACAGGCAGCCAGATTAGACAAGACACTTCCATCCGAAAAAATAGATCCTAAGAAAGCACGACGGATCTCAATCAGAAAAAAAACAGAACCTATCGCAAGAACGAGACAAGGACTGGTCCCCGGAGAGTCTTCCAAGGATCTTAGATATCGCTACAGACACTCCGTGAAAGGAGTTCTCCATAGGTTGAAAAAGTCTTCTCCTGGATCTGCTATCATCTATGTATCGAGTAAAGATCTATATTCAGTGGAGAGCGATGCCAAAACCAAAGGACTCGGCTTCCGTCATCTAGGAACGGTTGGTAAGAATATTGAGAAAATAAAGTTGATAGGAGACGATTCTGCTATCGACAGTGTTGCCAAGTCTTACGGAAGACTGGTCCGTTTTGCTTCCGGAAGAAAATCATTGGAGATAGATCATATGATAAAGGAAGAAAAAGCAATGGATCCAACCAACGCAGAAACTGATGTTGTACATACTTCCATTAGTGATCCTTCTGGAGAGGAGCCCCTTGGAGCACAGATCCTCCGTCGCTTGCATGATGATCACTCCTTGCTAATGCAAGAATATGATTCTATGCTCGGACTTCTTGAAAATGAAAGTGTTCGCAAGAGACTGATCAGGAAACTGGAGGATCTGGAATCGGAACTGACTGAGTATGAAGATCTGTTTACCAAGATATATCCTGATCTCCCTGGTCTGATCGATACCAAGGACATGACAGAAGACGAGGCAGAAGAGATCGCAGAAGTCACCGACGATATTGCTGAAGACCTCGAAGATGTCTCAGAAGAGGTCGAAGAGCAAGCGGAAGATGTGGAGCCGGAAGAAGAATTTGTTGGGGGGGAGGAAGAGGTTCCGGAGGAAGCCGGCGAGGTAGAGGATCCAAAGGATATGGATACTATGGATGATCAGGGTATCCCCAACGATAGCGGACATCCGGATGATCCTTCTCCTGAAGATGTTCTTGAGGGTATGGAGAGGGAAACCAAGAGTATTAAGACCGGGACTACTTGGAGAGGTGCAGTTCAGCCTATGGCATCCAGGAGGGATCTAACAAAGCTAAAGTCTCTCTGTCCCAAGTGCAAGAGGGCCGGCAAGAGGGTTTGTGCTTGCGGACAGAAGTTTGCTCCTATAGCAGCAGCTTTGGGTGGTGGTGGAGCAGGAGCGATGCTTGGAAGAATCGCTACGCAGGCCGCTGTTGGTGCTGCAACCGACAAGATGCAAAAGAAATTGTCTGATAGAGACAAGATGCTCATAACTGAAGGCAGAGACTTTCTCGGGAAACTGTCAGAAGAAGGCAGTATTCTCGACGAAGAAGGTCGGATGAGCAGTTTTCATTTTGCCAAGTCATTTGATGGTATTGCGCAGTTTTATCAGATCAATGAAGAATTGAATGAGGGAGAGGTCGAGGGAGACATTCCTACTGCCGAATGGGATCCAGGTGTTGGTGCGATAGAGGGTGAAAAGTCCGCTAAGCCGGAACTTCGCTTTGGAAAGACTCCCAAGAGGACTACTGAAAATATTACCTGGGGGGAAACAGAAACACCTCCCGGTCGGAGGGCCGACCCTGCTCGTGGATCTGCTGTTCTCTACAGTCCTCGCGGAGGCACGCACCACTATGGTGCAAGAGGCAGACAGGCAGGTCCAACTGGAGAAATCATTCTTGCAAGGCAAAGCAGCGATCCCCAGATGATCTCTAAGTTCCCAGATCTATATGACGAGAGAGGCGACGTACCTCTGGAAGATCAGAGGAAGTCTGTTGCCGGAAATACTTCTGGCGAGGAACCCAGCAAGTTGCCATCCAAGATTATTTCCAAATGGCGAAGCCGGGATCCTTCTCAGATGGTTCAGATCCGACCAGGACAGACGGTGGCGAGATCTCCTATTCGACAGACTCCTTGGCAGCAGTTGTTCCAGAGGAAGATCAAGACTCTTGGCGAAGCCGCTGCCCTGTTCAAGGAACTGTCATGGACCAAAGACTTTGGAGATCCGCATCGAAAGATGTGCAAGGACATGTACTCTGCTCTCGAACCTGTTCTCAAGGAAGATGATGTAGTTGATGGGGAAGGAATGGATCCTGTCATGGACGAAGAGGAGGGGCTGGATACTAGAGAACAGTTGGCCGAAGGAATTGAACAGGTAGCAGAGGAGGAAGAAATTCCTGGTATCATTACTGAAGAAGATCTGGAAGAGTCTGGCGAGATAGATCACAAATCTCTATCCCAAACTTTTGAACAGCAAAACAAGGAAATGGAAGATCTGCTGGCTAAACTCACGGCGATTCCGTTGTAACTGGAGTATGTTTGCGACTTCTTTCGGTGTTGTGGCCACCGAAAGGGTTGAATACGTTTAACCCTTTTTGTGGAGGCGATACCGAATGAACCTCAAGAATCTGGCTGAACTGGCCCAGAAGAACGGTGAGAACATCGTTGCTCTCACCAAGACTGTGAATGGCGTTGTGGAGAAGCTCTCCAAGATGCCTGCTCCCGGCACGCCGAATCCCCATCAGGTTTTCGGTGCTCCGTGGGCTCGAAATGGTGAAGATCCTCTCAGCAGCAGAGGCTTCTCCTTCCTGAAGATGTTCGGAGTTCTCACAGGTACGCTCCCCCCGGAGCAGGCCAAGGTAGAACTTGACATTCACCAGAGGCTGCACAACATCTATGTCAAGGACATGGGTGGTGGCAGTTCCTACCAGTATGCTGGTCTGGGTATGGTTGGCCAGCCCGGCGGCAAGTTCCTGGCTCCCCTGGCTACCAGTTTCATGCAGGAAGATGTGATCCCTCGCAACTTCCGCATCGAAATGAAGCAGCTGGTCCAGGCCGGCACCAACGCTGCTGATTTTGATGAGATCCGGCATATACGCCGCAAGTCGTTGGAGTATGCCAGAAAGGATCTGTCGTGGCTGAACGAGCAGACTGGTGGGGCACTGGTTGCTCCTCCCGAGCAGGGAGAACTGATCGAACTGCTGCGTAACAAGGAAGCACTGGTGAATGCTGGTGCTCGCACAGTTCCTCTCCCTCCGCAGGGCAGACTGAAGTATCCTCGTCAGACTGCTGCCAGCAACACCTATTGGGTGGGCGAGAATGCTCCCATCGCCAGTTCGGATATCGGGACGGGCGAGGTTACGCTTCAGGCAAAGAAGCTGGCAGTCCTCATCAAGGCTCCCAACGAACTGATCCGTTTTGCCAGTCCAGCTGCTGAGGCCCTTCTGCGTGATGACATGACCAAGAGCCTTGCTCTCGGTCTGGACCTCGCTGGTCTGGAAGGCGCTGGTGGCGATACCCGTCCTAGAGGTGTTATCAACTTCCAGAACATCAATCTGGTTACTTCGTCCGCCACTGGTGCCAACGGCGACCGGATTGTTGGTAACGACATCTATCGTATGATCGCAGCGGTGGAAGAGTCGAACGCTGAGTTCGAAGCCTTTATCATGCGTCCCAAGACCCTCTACAAATACTACCAACTTCGTGCTGATGCTGTAGCTCAGGGCGATGCTGCTGGTCCGTTCCTCTTCAATCTCATTCGTGAGGCAGGGGATGGGACGGATGCCATGCTGGCTGGGTATCCTGTGATCAAGAGCACTCAGGTTAGTCAGGTTCGCAGCAAGGGCACTGCTAGCAACCTGACCTATGTTGTCGGTGGTATGTGGAGCGATCTTCTGATTGGCATGTTCGGTGCCATCGAATTCGCAGCTTCCACCATGGGTGATACTGCATTCGCGAACGATCAGACCTGGGTGCGCGGCATTCTGTCGGCCGACATTGCTGCTCGTCATGAGTCGGCGTTCGTCTGGATGGATACGGTGGATACTACACTGTAAAGATGCACTTATGACATTTCATTAGATTTGGTGTCCTATGGCTAGTTGACCTACCAACTAGCCATAGGAGAACCAAACATGAGATGGACAGCAGAGAAGATCGAATTGATTCGATCTGGGTACGAAATTGATGGTCCTGCTGTTCTAGCCGAGCAACTTGACAAGCAAAGATGTTTCTGTGCTAAGACTTGTGTTGAAAGAACAAAAATCAGTTAATGAAATCAGAAGACTCAAAGAAAGATTTGATCCTAGAACAGGCGGGGAAAATCAATCTGAAGATCTAAAAAGATGCGGTCTTTCGTCTATCCAGATGGGCATTCATTCTGTTTAGATAGAAAGAAGAACAATCTGGATAAGTGGTTGGCTAAAGAAAGGTTCGGTCGCGGCCACTACTTTGGTAACAGAAAGACCGAACCTGTTCATTAGGAGAAATAGATCCAATGAGTGCTAATCTTGTGGTCGATCTTCGCAACACCACCGACTACCGAGTCTCGACCTTCCAGGGGTCTGGTGCCAACCTTATTGTTGGCGAGGTCGTGGATCTGCTCCACGCCAATACCTACACGAATGTTTTCGTTGTGGGCGGCGCTGGTTCAGGTTCTGTTGAAGTTAGAATCCAGACCGCTGACGCAACTACGTCTGGCAGTTTCACTGATCCTACTTCGGGTCTGGTCCTTGGCCAGTTCCCGGTTGGGATCGTGAGCGGCGGTATTCTGGTTGCTAACTCGGGCATCTGGTCCAGCGGAAACTACTCGGTAAGTTCTCCGGCGAGCGGTGTCCTGTTCCAGTCTGGCGGCGTGATCTTTGGTGCTTTCCAGAGACCGCATCGCTATGCCCGACTGATTCAGGTCTCCAGTGTGTTCCCGGCTCCTGTGTTTGCTGGATTCATTGCTCAGAAGCGCACGACCGGATCTGGTGCTGGATTCAGCTTTTCGCCCGGAAGCGGCACCGTGAATGTTTAGCATTCCAGCGAAGGGACTTGCATAGAATATTCGTGAGTCCTCTCCTTTCCGTCCGTACCCTGGAGGGGCAACCTCTCCAGGGTATGTTTTTGTTAGGAGGGAATAGCTATCTTATTTTCAGACGTTAGAGAGATCAAAAAGATCCTCGAAATAGATCCAGATGACACTCAGGAAGACCTGAAACTTGGGTTCCTTAATGAGTGGGTATCTGCTTGGTTCGAGGAACTCATGAACCGTCCTGGGTTTACTTACAAAAACAGGACGGAATATTACAAGGGGACTGGTACGCAGAAACTGCTCCTTCGCAGCAGGCCAGTATACCCCAGAGTTGGACAGTCCGATCAGATCGCTGTATATCTGGACGAGGCTGGATTTTATGGATCAGTTAGCGGAGCATTTACTCAATCTAACTCTCAATTGACTTATGGAACCGATTTCGCACTACAGATAGATCAGGAAGATGGATCTAGCAGGTCAGGAATTTTGATCAGAATCAACAACCTCTGGCCCAGACCACAGAACAGAATTGCTGGATTACTGTCCCCATTCATCGGAGAGGGACATGGGACTATCAAAGTTGTGTATTCTGCTGGATACCATATAGATAATCTGCCAGCACAACTGAGAATGGCTGCTAACTTGATGGTCCAGAGACTTCGGTATATCATGCCGTTAGGAGTGGAACTGGCATCGGAAAGTTATGAGGAACGGGCTATTAGTGTAATTACCAGCCAGAAACAGAAGATACTGGCGCTGGCAGCTCCCATTATAGCTCCATTTAGAAACTGGAAATGGTAGCATGAATAATGATTTCGTCATAGACGGGGATTCTCTTATTCCGAAACCAGAACAGGAAAGGTCGGTAGATGATGGATCTGCTCTTTTCATAGGATCCCGTCTGCCCGGCAACTACAGTTTTCTGTGCGAAACAGAAGGATCCAGGGTAATATTTACCTTTAAAACTATGGAAGAAATGAAAGAATTTGTTACGGAGTGGATCGGATGCCGCTAAATCCAAGGAATACACGAGTATTCCACAGAACCCTGTTTTCACAGCAGATGAAAACCGTCTTCTTGCTAAAGAGAGGGGACGATCAAAATCAGGGTACGGTAACTCAGTATAAACTTTTCAATTGCAGAAGAGGCAAAATCTTCAAGACGGGAGAACCTCACCAGGGAGACATGGTTTCAGATCATATGTGTACCTGGCACATACCAAGAGTAGAACTAGACAGGGTTGGAGTTCGATACCTCAATGCTCTGGATCGGTTGGTAGAAATAACCGACGATTGGGGGAACAGGTTAGATCAATCAGAGTACAGGTACTGGCATCCAGAAGCCACTACAAATATAGACGTAAAATTATTCATGAACCACATCGACCTCCAATGTCTTCGAGTAGATCCTCCTGCTGGGTAAATAGTAAATGTCAAGAGACTTCTTTATTGCTGGGGAAACACTGGTGCTTGTCCGTGGAGGACAGCATCTATCTGGGCACATGAGCACTCCCAAGGAACTGGGGTTAACGGACAGGGACGGCATTGTAAAGATCAGTCCTATCTGGTATCATTACGACAAGAGAATTGATGATTATGGTCCGAGTGTACCAGCAGAAGTAATTCAAAACATAGCAGAATGTCGGATCGAAATGACCCTGGTTCACTACGATGCCAGACTTTTGTATATCTGCATGGCAGAATCTATGGGAGGATCCCCACTAAATTTACAAACCTCTATTCCTGTTGGGACTTTCGTTCCAGCAGGCCGACCTTTGGGCGGGTACAAGCCCATAGGAGCCAGTGGAAATCATTATATAGTATTAACTCTAAGACATCAAGCACCCAAAGATCCGTTGTTGGTAGCCAATAGATTTCTGGCAACCTATTTGATGGCTCCGCCATTGGAAATTCCATTTGGAACCAGGACAAGCCATGTAAAATTGCAGTGGAGAGCGATTCCTTATAACTTGCCCGGATTGATTCCATCGAGTTTTAGTGTGTCGGGGGTTTTGAACATAAATGATCTGCCATTTGTTTCTGGAAAAGAAATTCTTTCTTCTGGTGCAGTATTGTGGGATCACATACTAGATCCGTAACCACTTGAAATAGGTGGAGATAAAATATGGCTAGGGACTATCAGATCAATGGAGAAGTTATGGTTTCCGTCAAGGGAATGGTGGGATCCAGCATTTCTTCTCTGTCTCAGCTGGGCCTTACAGATAGAGAAGGTATTGTCAGAATCTCCCCTAGGTTCATCCATGAGGACATTCCTGTTGATGCCTGGGGTGATGCTCCTCCAGAAATACAATTCTTTCTATCAGACGTTACCGTATCCATGACTCTGGTACATTACGATGAGGATGTGTTGGATGAGGTTGTTCGGTTGTCCATGGGTGGTGGCGGATCTGCTGGAGTAGATGGAGTTTTTCCAAGGGCAGGAACAAGAATGGGAGGAGGAGTTGCCCGATTTGCTGCCGGCAACAAGTTCATAGGACTGAACCTGAGTTCTCCAGTTGGCGGCAAACCGTGGCGGTTTTATTTCACTTACCTGTCTGCCAATCCTTTTGTGCTGCCTCTTGGTACTAGAAGAAGCCACACACAACTAATGTGGCGAGCAATACCATACACCATAGATCCGTGGAATGCTGGCGCTGGTGCTAATGGAACCGTTATCTGGGATCACACTCTTGATACTTGATGACCTGTCAAGTTTTTCAGCAAAAAAACTTGACGACTGAGGAGGAGAGAAATGTTCAACTGGCTGCTTGAAAAGATCATGTTTTGGAAGAAGAAGGAAGAAGGGACTAATGACAACTTGTACTATCCAAAGGAGAGACTGATCTACAAATATTACAACGGCCACAGGGTTGTGGAAGCAGATCCTCTGGTACTGTACAAGAAGCACCGACAGGTATGGCCTGATCTATGCACAGACATAAAGATCGCCACGTCTGCCATGCTTTCAGATAAAGAAACAATCCCGGCCCACAACAAGATTGTTGAACAAATCAGGTGGATTTTCGATCTTGTTCCAATAGAGTCTGGGGGACTGACAGAGCCAGAAGCAGAAGATCTATATGAACATTTCCTAGATTACTGTGATCGCATAAAAAAAAATTCGAGCCCGTCGCAGATTTCCTCGATGCCTTCGGAGGAGCAGACCGTTTCTTCTCCGGTCGTCCAACCTACCAACAATTCTTCGGACTCTGGCTCAATCGCAGGCGAGTCCGCTATCGGCGCGCAGGAACAGTTGCTCTCGGAATCGGTATCGCCACCGGCACAGTAAATCCTGGGGATGAGTATTTTGAAGCGCAGTCCGATGGCGACGTGGAAGCAAAGATGATGAAGGCTCGTTTCAACGCAGCCAGAGGATCTTACAATGGCTAGTTCAGGTATAGAAAAATGGATGCAAAGGAAACTGACGGATTTGCTACACAAAGAAATCAACAAATCGGTTGACAAGTCAATAGAATCAAGCATGGGAGGATTTCCACTGGAGTTTATAAGATCTGGTGGTCTCTTTGGATACTCCAAGAAAATGCTTGGAGCGCATATCTCTGGTGGGGCCAAGGTTATAGGATCTCTCGGACAAGAATCTCCTTTTGCTGCGGGGGCACAGGCGTTAGGTGGGGTAGGAGAAGCGGTTGGAAGTGTTCCTGTCCTAGGAAGACCTCTTAAATTCCTAACAAAATTGGGAGAAACTGCACTTACAGCAGTAGATCGTCTTCGCACATGGAGTGAGAGTCTGCATGAAGGCAATATGAAGTTTGCAGAATTTTCTGGAACAATGGCAACGATCAATGCAGAGATGCAGATCCAAAGAACC